AAGAAAATTCTTGACCACAGCGAGAGAGAAGAAAGTCTTTCCAGTAGAAGACTCTCCAGCAATAGCAGTAATCTTATTCCCAGATACACCACCAAATATGCTACCTGAAACCAGTGCGTTAAAAATGTACGAACCTGTGTCAACATAAGTCTCTGTTTCGTCAATATCAGCAGCAAGTTGTGTATACTCACCACCAATTTCTTTTACAATATCTTTAAGAAAATCCATTAAGCTACCATCCCATATTGTTCACGAAGAATTTTTTTATAAGGAAGATCTTGATCACGAAGTTCCTTCACAAGTTTTAATTTTTGATACAGTGCAGTATCTCCACCAAGAGTCAAAGACTTAATAATAGTATTCAGTTCGTCATCATTAATAGGCAGATCCATTCATTCCTCCAAATTTTTTGACTCTGTGCATATAACCCAATTATACAGGTTTTTCATCTCTTTTGCAAACCATTTTGCAGTGATTTCATCATCAAAATATCTACGATGTTGGGAAGGAGAGAGTTCTCCGCGCTCAGCCCAACAGACAACATATTTACTCATCCGAAGAAAGACTCCAAACTGATAGTTTTTTCCACAGACCATCCAATAGAATCAAGAATAATCTTCATTGGTTCTACAAATGACTTGTCAAATTGAGTATCATAATCAACATATTGTTCATATCCAAGTTCCCTCGGGAAGTCCTGAATGAATGAAAAGACATTCTCTTGAATAGGATTCGGAACTTTCAAATATAAGAACTTGATCTTTTCACCACTCTGAATTGCAGGATACTTTTTATCCAGTCCAGATTTTTTGGTGTAGTGGTTGTATAGAATCGCTCCCCGAACATGAATCGGACAACCCTTATTATACATTTCTGTACGAGACATCCACTTATTAACTTCAGAAACACTACGAGGGAATGCAATCTCTTCTGGTTTTAGTTTCTTGAATTCCTTACGAGCATTCTCAATAAAATCAATCACATCATCCTCACCTTTTGTCATGATAAGATCAATTGCATCTTTAATCATCTTACGACAAGGTGCAGGAGTAGAAGTTTTGATCGCTTCAATACCCATCATCTTGAGTTTGGGTTTCTCATAACGAACACCCTCAGAGTCCCACACACGAAGGATATAACGTTTCTTACCAGTCCAGATGCCACGTTCTGCGATGTTCTCGCGTTTCATGTACATCTTCTGATCGTATGCATTCAAGTAGTCGGCCAGTTCTTGGTAAGAACCCTCAATATACTTTTCAAGTTCCAGACTACACACCTTATCAAGGAAATTGACAACTTCATCAGTAGTTTTCTCTCTCCCTTTGAATACAGCGTCAACAAAAGGCCCCATATTAAGATAAATGGAGTCAGTATCCATAGCAATGACATAATCAACCTCTTTAGTTTTAAGAACATTGTTCATGTAGGAGTTCATCTTCTCCTCAATCCACTGAATGGCTACCTGTCCAGAAAGAGTGATCGCTTCCGCATTTGCAAGTTTATAATAACGGAAATACTCATTACCGATGGCACCATAAGCAGAGTTAAGTGCAATCTTTTTAGCCATCTGAATATTATCGCAACGAGAAATCTCTTTCTCCAATTCCTTAGTCTTGGTTTTCTCGTAGGCTTTCTTCGCTTCAATCATCTTCTTTTTGAAGATAACTCGTTCGTTATACATCTTTTCCATCAACTCAGGAAGGAATCCACGAACATCTTTGCGATACATTGCACCATTGGCACACACAGCATTATCCTTATACATCTCAAAAGTCAGTTCTTTCTTCAGAACCTTATCCACAGTGACACTGGGATGTCGTTGTTCCAACAAAGTCTCTGGAGAGATGTTGTATTGCATGATGAGGTGTGGATATAGAGAGTTAAGGTCAAAGTTTACAACCCTACTCATAAGAACCAGGAATCGGTTCCTTCACATAGGCACCAGCATACTTCTCACTCTTACTATTGCGTTCCTTCTGAGGGATCACAATGTTCTTGTTCAGAAGATAGTTGTAAATAATCGCATCCCAGGTTCTTACCTGATAGGCAATATCATTAAAGTTCACCTTTGCGTCAAATGCACGAGTGAAACACAAGTCAATCAGTTTCAGTTTATCCTCAAGACGGTCAACAAGTTCCACGTCAACGATGTTGTACTCTACGAACTTCTGCCAGTTATTGGTATAGAAGTCACGGAAAGTATCATACTCCGAGTGATCCAACTTGTTCTGACCCAACTCCATAAAGGCGATGTGATCCAGTCGGTAGCTCTCTTGGTTCGGAGTCGCAGGAGACTTCTTGTAGAGATCCAGATAGTCCAGAATAGACACACCCGCAATCTCACAACTCAGTTGTTTGCGACCAGAGATTGTAACTTCCTTGACCCTCACGATATTCCACGGAGAGAGTCGTTTGGCGAACTTCTCACCCATCAGACGGGTCATACGACCGATCAGGTAGGGCATGTCATACAACTCGTTATTCCACCCTGTAACGACCTCTGGCGGGTTGGCCTGCCACCATTGCATGAACGCATCAATCAGTGCATACTCGTCCTTACAATAGACGTAGTTGACGTTTGATTGGGTGATATCTGCAGGACGAGAGCCGAAGGTGGTGATCTGTTTGGTATTGTAATCCTGAACAGTAATCAACAAGAGTTCTTCAGCGCAGTTGAATACATCGGGGAAACCACTCTCTGCAGCCACCTCAATGTCAATCGTTACAACTTTGATCTTACTGATATCAAACTTGATTTCTTCTTCAGGATACTTCTCTGCGATGTACTGATAGATGAACCTATCGTTACCATAGACTTTGAACCCATTCACACCTTCATACTTATCTAAGAAATCCTTACAATCTCGGATAGTACCAGGGCGAATGGGTTCTACATTTTGTCCATCCAAGGTCTTAAACTTACTTTCCTTTTTAGAAGGAACATAAAAAGTTGGATAGAATTCTTCTCTGTTTGTAAAGTGTTTTCCGTTTTCATATCCACGGACGAGGATATCATTACCTAGTTGATAGACACTTGTATAAAACTTCATTGAGTGAGGGTCAAATAATCATTAAGTAGTTCGTCTTTGGGGTCAACCAAAGTCAAGATTTTATCCGAAGATATCATAATTGCATCAGTGTTATCAGTCAACTCACTTAGCCACGGAGTGAGTTTTCCTTCAATAATCTGATGGGGTCTGATCAGTTTGCAATCAGGTTCTCCAAGTTCTGATACTACTGCAGCAATTCTGGAGATGATTGATGTTCCATTAATTAGAACAATTACTTGTACTTCATCCATTTGTTTCCTCAGAGAGAACTTCTACATTTTTATATTCTGGAGAAATTGGCAATTCTTTATTCACTATACCTTCTGTAGTTGAATTCATTTTCTTTTCATATGAACTTTTTACCCATTCATTTGGTTCCACAATTGTAACAATCCAATCAGTTGGTACAGCAATATTCTTATCTACAGATAATGGCAACCAAGGAGAGAAAGAAACTCTATGATTAATCTCTTCAATTTCATTAGATACTTCTTCATAAAGAAGTTCTGCAGTAAGAAACTGGACGGTATATGGGTTAGTGAATACTAATGTAACAACTTTACCTTCATCATTGACTAGTTCTTTAATGTCTGCAATTACTTGTTCTCCAGATCTCAAAAGGGCCAATTTAACAGCCATAATTACTCCATACCTCCTATTACGATAACATAAAAAAAGGGGGGTGTCAACTGGATTTTGCCAGTTTACCCCCCAGCGCCGACGATATTCATAGAATATTTAGTCGCCGTTGCCATCGCCGGAATCACCATTTCCACCCCCGCCTGGATTCTTAGGCATAGCTTTTCCTGCAGGTACTGTTTTTGATTTACCAGTCAACGGATTGTAGACTTTATGTCTAACGGCAGCAGGGTAAGAAATCTGTTTAATGTTTCCGACTTGTTCTAAGAACTGCTTAAAGGATTTCATACACCTTTCGTTTCTGATGTTCAGGAATAATCCTATTTAGTTTGATGTGGAGAAGACCATCTTCAAACTTGACATCAGATACTTTAACATCATCGGAAAGTGTCCAAGTCCTCGTAAAGGCCCTCTTTGCAAGACCATTGTGAAGATATTCTCCTAGATCCGAAGTTTCCCCTTTCTTCGCTTCAACAAAGAGTTTATTCCATTCAGTGAAAACTTCAATATCTTCTCTTTTATATCCTGCAAGAGCGATCTCTAAACGAAACTCGGTTTCGCTCTCCTTAATCAAATTATATGGTGGATAGTTCGTTGAAGTTTCATGAACCGTTCCCAAACGGTTGAACCATTCATCCATACCAATACTATATTTTTCAACATCATTTAAAAATTTGTCAATGTTAGCCGTGTTGTATTTTGCGAGTAACATGATAGACCTCCTTAAGCGTCTGTTAGGTTGAATTACGGATCCGAAGACTCCGCTTTAGCGTATGGGCGGTAGAATTACCCGACCCATCAATATTATATATTATGACATTAAAAAAGAGGAAGGGTGTAAAACCGATCCTCCTTTTTAGGGTTTTCCGAAAATATCAGGGTTCTACCTTCTTTTTCTTACCAATATTATACTTACTCTCAAGAATCCAGTCGCCCTTATCTTTATAGGAAAGAACTTTGATCTGATTCAAAGGAGCTACATCAGTAATAGAATCTGGTTTAACAATAGTTACAAGTCCCCAATCAGAGATAAGGTTGATGATTCTATTGCGTCTCTGAACATCGTTTACTGTCAGATTTGCATGTTTGCCGTCAAGAGCAAACAACTCTTTAAAGTGGACAATATAATAACGACCCTGTTTATGAAGAATATGACAGGATTGGTAAATTTTCTTTTCTTTGCGTGAGGCAACACCAATACGGGTGAGCGTTTCACGGACTTTCAGAAAATCATCTGGTTCATTAAGAACCACTTCAACCATTTGGTCTTGTGACCAACTGACTTCAGGTTCAACAAAGGTACTCATCTTTTGCCTCCAACATCAAGTTTTGATTTGATATAATTAATTTGATCTTTGGTGAGAATCTTCAACGCTTGTTGGGCCTTTTCATTACTATAACCATAGTACGATTTGACTGCATCAAGGTCTTGAATCTTATCTTTTTTAAGCCACGGAGAAAATCTTTTCCGTTTCCTCAGACTATTTAGTAAAAAATCATATTGAAGTTTAGATGGCAGTTGATGATTAAGGTTCATCTCATTCGCAAAGATGATACTGTCAACCTGGCCAGATAGACACTTATTGATAATGAATGCGGGATACTTCTTCTCCCACTGAGGGTCTGAATCATCCATCAAATACTCTTTACTAAAGTTGATGGAATTCAGATAGTCTTTCAGTTCGTAACTCATCGGATAATATCAATAGAATCTGGGTTTCTGTTCCAAGTCTCAAGTTCAGTACGAAGACGACCTTCGGACTTTAGAGTTTCATAACGATTAGAAGCTTTCTTCTTCCACCAATTGACTAGGTTATCAAAATGGAACTTGTCATAGTTTTGTCCAGGACGCAATACATCATCCTGTCCAAGAATTACTTCCCGAGAATTTTCAAATCCGTAATCGGAAATATAAAATCTTTTCTGTTCAGTCAGATTTTTTGCATTTGCAATCGCAGTCTGGAACTCCACAACCTTTTG